GCCCACGCAACATTGCACTTATGTACTGCATTAAATTCTAACTATGGCAAATACCTTAAAACTTAGGGGCGGTACTACAGCTGAGGTTGCCGCCGCAACTCTTGCTGAACGCGAGATTATGGTGGATACGACAAAAGACGTTATTGTTGTCGGTCCATCTAAAAAAGAAATGGCCGTTGCTAATGGCGGTACATATACTGGAAACTATACGTTTTCTGGTGATGTGATTATTAACGGAGCCGCCACCTTCGGCTCTTCTTTAAATGCTAATAGTCTTCGTATTCAGAATGTCGCTACACCTACTGGTAATTCTGACGCTACTAATAAATCATATGTAGATGGTCAAATTACTTCCGTTCAAAACACAACGCTTCCTGGCAACGTGTTTTCAGCAGACGGTAGTGTAACCATTACTGATAACAATCCTGGTGTTGGTGACATTGACCTGGCTATTACGCCTGCAAGTGTCACTACCGCTAAGCTTGCTGACGGCAGTGTTACTACAGCCAAAATTGTAGATAACAGTGTTACTGGTGCCAAGTTTGCTAATAACAGTATTACTACAGCTAAGCTGCAAGACCAAGCTGTATCCTCAGCAAAGATTGCTGTTTCAGCTGTCACTTCTAATCGTATTGATGCTGGTGCAGTAGGTACTACTAAACTTGCTGATGCAAGTATCACTGCACTGAAGATTGCTTCTAATGCAGTAACAACAGATAAGATTCAGAATGGTGCTGTTACTGCTGCAAAAATTGACACTGGACTATTAGCTTCTCATGCTGCTGAAGCTGCGGCTGCGGCTGCCAGTGCAACTGCTGCTGCTGGTAGTGCAACATCTGCAGCTACCTCTGCTGCGGCTGCTGCGGCTGCGTTTGACAATTTTGACGATACCTACCTCGGTCAAAAAGCTAGTGACCCTACTACTGACAACGACGGTGATGCACTAACTGCAGGAGACCTGTACTTCAACACAACTGATGGTGTGATGAAGGTATACACCGGCAGTGCTTGGGTCATTACATACGTGCCTGGTGAAGCTGTCAATATTACTAACGCTACTAATGGCAACCTGACATCTACAAATGTTCAGGATTCTCTTGAGGAACTGCAAGGTGATATCAATACGTTAAATACTAGCATTTCAACAAACACAACCAACATCACTTCCAATACAACTGCTATTGGAACCAGGATGCCTTTAGCTGGCGGCACGTTTACTGGCGATGTAATGTTTGGATATTCTTCTGGTAATTTTCCAGAAATAAGATTCCAAGAAGCAGATAACTTTGGTAATCGTTATGTAGGTTTTAAAGCACCTGCCACTATTACACCTGCATCAAACACAATTTGGACATTACCTGCTGACGATGGTCTAAGCGGGCAAGCACTTATAACGAATGGAAGTGGTACGCTCTCTTGGGCTGCTGCTGGCGGTGCTTCTGGTGCTGGCACAAACCTCTGGGCCTTAGAGCACGACAACACTATTACTGGTTCGTACCAGATTGGCAATGGGAAAAACGTCGTTAGTGCTGGACCTTTGACGATCAATAGTGGTGCAACTGTCACCGTACCTACTGGCTCTAACTGGGTAATTGTTTAACTATGACTATTAAAATTAACGGTACTAATACAACCGCACAACCAAGTATTACTGGAACAGATACCGACACAGGTCTTGTCTATGGTGACAACGAGGTAAAGATCGTTACTGAAGGCACTGAAAAGTTTAAAGTTACTAATGGTAATTTTGATTTTACCTTGCGCACCGATGATGACAGAGTAAAGTTTACCAACCAATCAGGTGACGAAATCAATTTGGCGCCAGGTAGAGGTAAGGACGATTGGAGTCGTCATGTTTTTAACTACTACAGAAGTAGTTGGCAAAATGGTTCTAACGTCTATGGAACTAACGTCTACCTATCATCAATAACTGGTGCTGGTAATTACTACGCACTTGGCAGCCTTTCCGCTGGAAGAAGCGTAACAGACGCTAATAGTCCATCAAGTTTCTATAACGACCAAGAAGGTATTGGACTAAACATATACAAAGGCATAGCTGATAATAGTGATTATCAAGCCAGAGTCATTCTAAGAACTTGGACCGGTGATGATGATGACCGTGCTTGTTTCTATTATTTAGATTCAAATAGCAACACGACCGCTGTTGATTATGACCAAGACCAGAGGTTAAAAATGACTGGTAGTGGCCGAATTCAAGGTAGGCATCAATTTTGGTCGGGCCGTGTTGAATCTGATGAAGCTACACCAAATAGTGTATATGTAGGTGGTACATTTAACGGGTATTTTTCTTATTACGGTAGCGGATTCAGTACTTATATTAGAGGTCGAAACACAGACAATGCTGATGCAGTTTTTCTTGCTGATACTGGTGGTGGCGTTGTCATTAAGTTTGAATCAGATGGTGACGGTAGGTTTGACGGCGGAGCAGATGTTGGTGCTGCTTCTGACTATGCTGAATTTTTTGAATGGGAAGATGCAAATCCATCCAATGAAGATCGTCGCGGATTAAGCGTTGTAGTAGGTACTGACGGTAAGATCCGAGAAGCTATTGCTTCTGATGCTACCTCAGACATCATTGGTATTGTTTCCGCACTTCCGGCAGTTGTGGGTGATAGTGCTTACTTAAATTGGCAAGGTCGTCATCTTAAAGATGAATGGGGTTCTTGGGTAAAGGTTGATCAGGAGTTTCTTGTTTGGAATAAAAAAGGTACTTACACCAATGAAGCCGGTGAAAAAGTAGAAATTCTTCAGCCTGATATTACTGATCCGCAATGTGAACCTGATCATCAGGTACTTGTGTCAGAAATTGCACAGACGCCTGACATCCCACAATATGCAATCGACAATAACCTACGCATTACAAAAAAAGCAAGGGTCACTAATCCTGATTTTGATCCTAATATTATTTACACACCTAGGGTTGATCGTCCTGAGTGGGATGCAATTGGTTTAATGGGTAAGCTTTGGCTTAAACCCGGTCAAATTGCTGGAGATCGTTGGATCAAACTTAAAGATGGCAACAATGGACTTACTTACTGGTTGGTGCGCTAATTATGGGAATTAAATTAAACGGGGCAACATCTGGTTCGGTTGAACTGGGCGTTCCCGCAGCTATTGGATCAGACATTAGTTTTACACTTCCCGGTGCAGATGGGACAGCTGGTCAATTCTTAAAAACAGACGGAAGCAACCAGCTTTCATTTGGCAACACAATGCCAAACAATTATGCGTTGGTTGACCTTAAACAGAGTCATTCTGTTCTCAATAAAAGTATAACTAGCACTTCTTTTTCAACTGATCCTGATGTTCAAATTGCTGTTAGTGATTATCAACAGGGAGACGTTGTTGTTGGTTTGGCTTGGGTGCCGTGTGGCATTGCACTGACTTCAACTGATACAAGCAATTACGGTGGTGTAATAATTAGACTTAAATGGACAGATGGTACAGATACCGTAACCGGTGGTGATTCTGTTATTTGGTACAGGCATGATGGTCGTTCAATGAAGGAAACAATGCAACTAGGTATTTGCCAGTGCATCATCCACGATGACAATACAACATTTGCAAATGGTTCTACTGTTAATCTCCACCTCGACTGGCGTCGGCACAGTCCTGTAGGTACTGTTGCTACAGGTGTTAGTAATTGGGGTGGAAGACGACTTTTACAAGTTGCACATTACAGAAAGGAGGCATAATGTCATATACAATTGGACAATTATTAGAAGCAGCTCAACAACTTAACGCCACAGGAACTTACGGTGTAGGTGGTCCTTATTGGAATAATATTTCTGCAGAAGCCTTGTTAGCTGCTACAGCAGAAGAGACCTTTGGTATTGAACCTGCAGTATTTGTAGCTTATTTGGAAGCTAATGTTGAGTGGACTGAAGTTCGTAAACTACGTAATGTCCGTCTTCAAAATTGTGATTGGACAGTCGGGAGCGATTCCCCGTTGACTGAATCAACGCAAACGGAGTGGCGTACTTACAGACAAGCTCTTAGAGATGTAACAAACCAAGATGATCCCAAAAATATCACTTGGCCAGTGGAACCAGGAGTTTCTTCATGAGTAAAATTAAAGTAAACCGCTTAGAGAACACCTCTACAGCAAGCGGTGGCATTGATATTGATACCAGCGGTCACGTCAAGGTTGATGGCCTGCAGTTGCCGACGACTGGTCCACTTAGTAATCGCAATTTGATTATTAACGGGGCGATGCAGGTGGCGCAGAGGGGAACTCAAGTTACTGGTGTCACTGGTGTTGGTTTTCGTACATGCGATCGGTTTTCATTATTTCTTAGTAATTTAGGCACTTGGACTGTTGAGCAGAGTACTGATGCACCTGATGGATTTAGCACCTCATTTAAAGTTTTATGCACTACTGCCGACGCTTCCCCTGGTGCTGATGACCGTTGCAACGTCAGCTACAGCTTGGAAGGATATGATTGCCAGCGCATTTTAAATACGAGCACTACTACTCACCCACTTCAATTATCTTTTTGGGTAAAGTCAAATCGAACAGGCGATGCATCTATTGGTTTATTCCAACCAGACAACTCTCTTAGACTTTTCACCGCAAGCTATAACATTTCAGCTGTAAATACTTGGCAACAAGTAACAGTTCCAATTCCAGTTGACACTGCTGCTGCTTTTAATAATGACAGCGGCGCAGGGTTAGCGATTGAGTGGTGGTTAAACGGTGGATCAAGCTATGAAGGTGGAACGCATTCTGCTGGATGGGTTGCTTTTGATAGTACTGCAAGGAATGCAACAAATCTTGGCGTTGGAGGAGCTGTTAATGATTACTGGCAAATCACCGGCGTCCAACTAGAAGTTGGCGAAAAGGCGACACCGTTTGAACATCGTAGTTTTGCGGATGATTTAAATAAATGCAAAAGGTATCTACAACTAGTTAATCCTAATAGTGGCGGCGGATACGCTGTTAACCATTGGGCCTTTAGAGATTCAGGTAATTGGATTATCAATCTTTGGCATTACCCAGAAATGCGAGCAGCACCTTCTTTGATTGCAATTGGAAATAATGGCCTTACTGGTCTTCCATCAAGTCAAGTTGGTTTATACAATATTTCTACAGGTAGCGGCGTAGGTTTTGACAATAATACTGGTCAGTGGGATATCACAATGGCTACGCCACAACGATCGACACTTAGATTCACAGGAACTAACTTACAAGGAAGTACAGGTAATATTGCAGGTTGTGATTCTATGATCGTTAATACTTTATTGTTTGTTTCCGCTGAATTATGAATTACAAATTAGTGACTATTTATCGAGATGAGCCAGGCTCTGTGATATTCCTTGATGAAGATGGTATTGGTAGAAAATGTATCCCATTTAATTCTGATAACACCGACTACCAAGAATACCTTGAATGGCTAGCCGAAGGCAACGAACCACTACCCGCTGATGAATCATGATTACTCTTATTCGCCCAATCCTATTTTCTTTCCTGAAATCTGATCGTGTTAAATCACTGATCGTTGAGATGCTGGAAAAACTTGCTGAGTCAACTGATAACGATATCGATGACAAGGCAGTTGAGTTTGTACGTAACGGTCTTTTCCCGGCTAAATAATGGACTGGGGAGAGCCACCGCTACTCCCCTCTGTAACACTCCCTGAACCGCCTAAACTGCCTGGTCCTGTACTGGACATCCCAGAGGCAGATATACCGTCTTACACGCCCTTGGTGGTGCCTCCTAGCGACCTTAGACCTCCTCCTGGAGTTAAACCTAACCGTCATACTGGTACACCACCTAAACCACAGATACCTGTAGTACAACCACCACCGATACAGCCCCCGGAAGTCCGAACATTGGATGTACCGGGTACTGATATTGAGGTGCCTGTACCTAGCGGTGAAATTCTTGTCACTGCTGCCACAACAGCATTCGTATCAGTTGCTGCCACCCTATCTGCTACAGCTCTTTTTAAATACCTAGTAACTTTACTTAAGCCTGTATTTAAGCAAGCATGGAGCAAGATGGACCCCACTTATGTCGCCTCAATCCTGAGCGGCACATTGGCAACCTTTTCAATTACTAGAGAAAAGAACAAATGAAAAGACTCCTAGTCTTACTAATGCTGGCTGCACCTGTGTCAGCGCAGACAGTCACTCCTAAGTTCACACAAGGGAGTATGCAATCAAATACCACTACTACCACCAACATCACCCGGACTATTGAGCAAGAGGTGCTTGGTGGCGCTTATACATCATGGTCTGGAACAAACATCACTCCAAGCGGCGCTATTGGAGACGCAGCGACAACGTTCTCGGTGACAACACCCGGAGATCAGTTTCAGCTGGAAATCACGGAGCGAGCAGCGGGGATTATCGAAAACATCGACATCACAGAAACCGTTACGCAAACCTCTACCACTACCTCGTTATCGGTCTTCTCTCAGTAAGCCCTGCTTACGCTGAAGAGGCACCAGAGGTCTACAACACATCAAACCCAGTGGCAGCAGCTACTGGCAACGTTACTAACCAAGCCGTTCAGTTTCAAAACAACGGTGCTCCCTCTCGCCAGTACTTCCACGGGAACAACTCCTGCAATGGCACCACACTGTCGTTCAGTCCCTTCTATATGGGTAACGACACCACGCCTATGGATCCCAGTGGCTATGTCAAAGGCAATAACTGGGGAGCACAGCTCAGCATCTCTGTACCTTTAGACGGAGGCATGGTTGAAACGTGTAAGCAGATAGCAAGACGACATGAACAAAAGATGCGCCTTGACTACGAGCTGGTTCGCGCATTGAAGTGCACGGAAATAATGAAAAGCGGCTTTACGTTTCGTCCTGGCAGCCGAGTAGCGGTCTTATGTCAGGACATCGTGCCGATTGTACTAATCGACAAAAGAGATCTTAACTGGTAATGCTTGAAGCAACAGTCACTGTTGTCATCGCTTGTATTGCTGGCGGTGCAGCACTTAATAACAGACTACACAACAGAATAAACAACGTACATGACCGTATTAGTGGTCTTGACCGACGCATTGACGCTATTGAACTCGGTGTAGCTACCGATTATGTATCCAAGGCAGACCTGTCAGTAATGACAAAGCGTATGGAAGATCACATGATCCGCATTGAAAACAAATTAGATCAAATCGTTTTAAAAAATAGCTAATGTCCTACCAACTTGTTGACAACATCCGTGGCGTCGTAATGCAAGAGTTCGACTCCAAAGAACTTGCAGAAAAGGCACTTGAGCGTCAGTCAACTGAAGCCAACGTATCTATCGTTGAACCTAAAAAGGTTACCAAGAAAAAAAATGTCAAAAAAGAAGGCGACTGAGGATCAGTTCAACGAACTACATAACCTCGTTACCAAGGAGTTCCTTGCTCGAATTAAATCTGGCGAGGCAACGACACAAGATCTCAAAGCAGCATGTGATTGGCTTAAAACCAATGACATTAGTGGGGTGGCCTATGACGGCAATCCGTTGTCCAAACTAGCAAGCGTTATGCCAGAGATCGATCCTGAACTTGTACAAACGAGACTTTATGGCAAGCGGTAAAACTTCTCAGTATTACAAGAAAAACCCTGCTGCAC